TATCTTGTGCCGAAGCAACAAATATCATTGGGACTGTGCCCGGTTCTGCTGGTGTGTAGAAACTTTCGTCGATTACACTAACCTGTACTCCTGGTGAAACTAATGCCATTTTCTTTATCTCCTATTAAAGTGGTAAAACTTTATTATTGTTAGTATTTATATAGATTACCTAAATCGTGCTGTATTACACACCAAAGAAAAGGGATAGAAAAGGGCAGGTAAATACGAGTGTATGAGACCATTATGTACCAAATGTAAAGAAAGACCCTGTGCTGTAAACTATAAAAAGGCAGGTAAGACCTATTATAGAAAGCAGTGTGAAATGTGCTTGAAGTATGGTGGCCCAAGTGGTTATCAACCTAAATGGTATATAGCAGGTTACAGAGTTAAGCAAAAATGTGATAAGTGTGGTCACTCTAGCAAGTTCAAACAGCATTTTAATGTGTTTCATGTGGATGGAAATCTACACAACTGTAGATTTAACAATTTAAAAACTGTGTGTGCTAATTGTCAAAGATCTTTGCACCTTGAAGGAATCCGTTGGCAACAAGGCGATCTTGTACCTGATTTTTAAGTTCACCAATAGTGCCGTTATTAGTAAATTCTGATGTGAACTCTGTGTTTGCCCATGCCCACTCGGAAGGATGAACATCTTTGGGTTTTTGCCCTATGTCCTGATACATTCTGAACCACACAGGAAGTTGACCTCGTTTTACCCACCAAACTTCACCTTTGATGTCTTTTATCATGTTTGCTTCATTTTCAAAACGTACATCTGGTATCACCCAATTAACATCAGGATTGTCTAGAATTTTCTTTTTTGCTAAACTTACCCACACTCCATCATAGAATCCATCACGCATACATTCTGTACCAAACACCTGAAGCACATATCTTGGAGTTATGTCCCTGCCCATTTCTTTACTCCAAAATTCATCAGATTTTTCACGCCATGCTCTGCTTTCATCTGTTTTGCCGTCCAGCAACTGTCGATCCCATTCAAACATCTCGGCCACACTATCTTTCAATTTGTCAGCAAAAGATAATTTATTAAAGTTGTGTTCTTTTACTAAAAAATCAGCGATAGTGTCTTTGCCCGAACCTATCAGTCCGCATATTCCTATAATCATAATTGTAATTGTTTCGTCCCTGATCCTAATTTACCTCTGGCAAAACAGTTAAATGCTAGGCTCCATCTCTCCTTGTCAACTTCTTGTGGAGGAACTGTGTGTTCTAGCCAAGATGGAAAAAGATACAAATCGCCTGTTTTAGGTTTAAAACCATAGTAATCTAGATTGTATTGATTGTTATTTTTGTTTTTAAAAGTTGGTTTTATTGTTTCATGAAATAAATTTGTGAAAAAGTATGGTTTGTTGAAAATTATGGGTGATGATGTTTCGTCACTTTCAATATAATAAACACCACTAATCATTGAATTGGGGTGTGAATGCTGGTGATTTAAATCTGCTTTGCTATATTTGTTTACCCAACTTGTTGTGAATTCAAATTTTTGCTCGATGTCTAAAACATCTTGAGTAAAATTATCTACAGCATCTTTTATTTGCTGTCTTAATTTTTTAAGTTGTGGCTGATCCAACACTTTCATTCCTTTGTTAATAGGCTCTTCATTATCAGCATCATATAATCCAACACTTTGCGGAGGAAAATTTAAATTTTTTATCCAAGATGCTTCAATAGGATCCAATGATGGAATACTTGTCTGATATAGAGGAACCGAAAACATCGGAATAATTTGGTGTTTCATATAGTTTATATTACTATATGTTTATTGAATTGTCAAGGATGAATTAACCAATTGCGAAAGAATAACCTTGTCCACCACCAGTTTGTGTTTTGACTTCGATCTCTAGTCTTTCCATTTCTGCTATGGCTTCTTGTTTTAAAGCATCACCATTTAATGATGTGCCGCCTTGTGGACCTGCTATTGTGTTGAATTTACTTCGTGCTTCACCCAGCATGTATTTGCATTTTGCCAAAGTGTAATCTTTTAACCATTTTTTTGCCAAATAGTCTTTAAGCAACTCTGAATCTGGTCTGTAATTGTAACATTCTAATAAAACTTCTTCACCTTGTCTTGGTCTTTGAAGTACTGTTAATTTTTTAGTAGTTGTGTTCCATTTGAATTCAATAAATGAACCAAACATTCTTCCCACTAATTCTTGATACTGAGCAAACATATTGTATGTTGCTACACCGCCCATGTTTGAACTTGCTAAAAGATATGTGTTTGTGTATGCTAGGTTGAATGGTTCGAATATTGTACCGCCATCTCCACCACCTGATCTTGATCCAATTGATCTTCTGTATATTTGTCTCACTTCTATCACTTCATTAGGCAATATGTAGTCATTTTGATCCAACACTAGTGGTAAAAACATATAACTCTCTTCAACAGAATTGTCTGATCTCTGTCTAAATCTATCGAATGCGTCCTGAAGTGCTGTTTCATAGTGGATTGGGTCTAATTCTACATCAACCATACCACCACCTAGGCTGGTGTTTACATAGTCAAATATTTCTTGTTTTTGTGTGGTCAAATCGCTCATACAGTTTTCCTTATACATATTTATCGTCCGATAAATATATGTATATGCCTAGATTAAGTCTTTATAAACCAGAAAAAGGGAACGATTACACATTCTTAGACAAAACAGTGGTTGAAATGTTCACTGTGGGCGGAACCGATGTGTTTGTACACAAATACTTAGGGCCAAAAAATCCTGATGAAGCAGATGCCACAGCGGCACAGCCTAGATATGATGCTGTGGGAGAAACCAACATTCAGGATATGCTGTTCCTTGAAAATAGAGATAGAAAATACAGTCCTGATGTTTATAGCATAAGAGGAATATACAATGTGCAGGACATTGACTTTGATATGAGTCAATTTGGATTATTCTTACAAAATGATACATTGTTTATGACAATACCTATCACGTCAAGTGTAAAAACATTGGGTAGAAAAGTAATGCCGGGTGACGTGTTTGAGTTACCTCACCTTAAAGATGAATACGCACTGAATGATTTCAATGTGGCACTGAAAAGATTCTATGTGGTGGAAGATGTAAACAGAGCGGCAGAAGGTTTTTCACCTACTTGGTATCCACATCTTTACAGAGTAAAATTAAAACAAATTTACGATTCACAAGAATTCAAAGAAATACTAAACAAAGATGCTGGAGCAGGTGATGGTAAAACATTGAGAGATGTACTTTCAACGTATGAAGCCGAAATGCAAATTAACAATGCCGTTGTTGCTCAAGCAGAAGCAGATGCACCTAAATCAGGATATGATATAGCACATTTTTACACACTGCAGGTTGATGATCAAGGAAAACCTGAACTTGTTACAACAGATACAACACAATTAGATACAACTACACAAAATACACTAGCAGATAGAGTAAATCAAACACCTAGTAAAACTGGTTATGATGGTTACTTGTTAGGTGACGGACTGGCACCTAATGGAGAAGTATTTGGATTCGGAATAAGTTTCCCAACTGCTTCAGACAAAGGTGATTATTTTTTACGTACTGACTTTTTACCAAATAGATTGTTTAGATACGATGGTGGACGTTGGGTGAAAATGGAAGACAACATACGAATGACACTAACTAATACTGATACACGAAGTAATCAAAAAGGTACATTTATTAACAATACTAAAACATCAACGATTGCTGGTGAAACTGTGGAAGAAAGACAGAGTCTATCCAAAGCACTCAGACCAAAGGCGGATAATTAATGCAGTTTTTTTACGACGGACAGATTAGAAGATATATTACTCAAATTATCAGACTGATGAGTAATTTTTCATACAAAGATGGTGATGGTTCTTTGCGAACGATTCCTGTAATGTATGGAGATATTTCAAGACAAGTATCACACATCATAAGAGATAATTCAGAAAACAAACTTCCATCTGTGCCTAGAATGGGTGTGTATGTTACTGGTGTAGAAATGGATAGAACTCGTTTAGCAGATTCTAGTTTTATCAGTAAAGTTCATGTAAGAGAAAGAGCATATGATTCCAACAACAATGAATATTTGAACACACAAGGTAAAAATGTCACAGTGGAAAGATTGATGCCAACACCATACACATTGACATTGAATGCTGATATTTGGACATCAAACACTGAACAAAAATTACAAATAATGGAACAGATAATGATGTTGTTTAATCCATCTCTTGAAATCCAAACCACAGACAACTATGTAGACTGGACAAGTTTGAGCGTTGTAGAATTATCTAATATAAATTTTTCATCAAGAACTATTCCATTAGGCACAGAAACAGAAGTTGATGTTGCCACTTTAGGTTTCACAACACCTATATACATTTCACCTCCAACAAAAGTGAAAAAATTAGGAGTGATCACTCATATTATCACAAGTATATTCAATGAAAAAACAGGCAATGTGGATTTAAGTCAAACAATGCCTGAATTAAAAGCATATCAAGATGGATACGAAAACAGTATTAAATTAGATGACAATGGTAAAGCAATTAGAAAAGACACAGACTCGGTACAAGGTACAACAGGTATTAATGTAGACATCTATGTATTGAACAGTGTAGCACAAATTATCACTAAAGGTGTCATAGGCGGCGAAGTATGGACTGGAAATGTTTTAACAATTCCAAATTATAAAGATGGTTTAAGCAAAATATATTTGAATAGAGAAGGCATTGATGCCCAAGTGGTTGGCACAGTGGCAATCAACGAGGCTAACCCATATCAATTATTAATTGAGTGGGACGAAGACACAATTCCTACAGACACTGTGATAGTTGGACCAATCACTACAAGTGGTTCAGTTGATTTTATTGTGGATCCTACAAAATTTGATCCATCTACAGTGAAACAAAATGGAAAAAGATTGTTGCTATTAAAAGGCATTGGCTCTACAGACAATGAAGATGGTGCAGATGCTTGGAAAGGTGACAGCAATATTGATTTAGTTGCAGGTGCTAATGACATCATAGAATGGAACGGTACAAATTGGGAAGTTATTTTTGATGCCAGCACAACAACAGATACCACTCACATTACCAATTTAAACACAGGCGTGCAGTACAAATGGAATGGTAGTGAATGGTTATTGTCTTTCGAAGGTGAATATCGAAAAGGCACTTGGAAGATTCAGTAGTCATATAATTACTTACATGAACAGTAAAATTGTAGGGTGTGGAGCACTCTTCTACACATTAGATACCAAAAGATTTTTGTTACTACACAGAACTCAAAGCAAACAAAATAATGTTTGGGGACTGGTAGGTGGTACAACCACAACTGATAAAAATTTGTGGGAAGGTTTACAAAGAGAAATTAAAGAAGAAATAGGCGAACAAAAAGTCAAAAAAACTATTCCAATGGAAACGTTCATCAGTAATGATGAAAATTTTTTGTACCACACTTATTTGTGTGTTGTTGAAAAAGAATTTATTCCTGCACTTAACACAGAACACGATGGATATGCTTGGGTAAGTTTTGGTAATTGGCCCAAACCATTACACCAAGGTTTACGTAAAACTTTTCAAAACAAAACAAATCAAATCAAATTAGACACTGTGTTTAAGATGTTAAAATTAATCAAATGAAAATAATTGGCGATGTGATGTTGGATGTCTGGGTACAGGGTAATTGTACCAAAGTATCTCCAGAGGCATCAGCACTTGTTCTAAAAGAAAGCAAACGCAACTACAACGTTGGAGGGGCAGGAAACCTCGCTTTAAACCTGTCAAACTTGGGCGTAGACACGCATCTTTATAGTTCGGTGGGCAACGATGCCCCAGGGCATAAAATACAGGAAATATTGTTGAAAAATGACATCAAAACATTCATCAGTAGCGATGCCAAAACAAGCACTGTGAAGACTAGAATGATTGGTAGTGATGGTCAACATCTATTGAGACTTGATAAAGAAGACAAATACACTGATTCAGAACCTACCAAAAATCTAATTAAAAATTTACAAAAAGAAGATATTGTTTTAATAAGTGATTACGATAAGGGAGTAATTAATAATTCTTTAGTGAAGGATATTGTTTCATCTGTAAAGAGAGTATATGTTGATCCAAAACAACAACCTATAATTTATAAAGGTGCATATCTTGTGAAACCTAATATGAAAGAGTATGAACAATGGTTTGGTGAATTCACAAAAGAAAACGCAGACAAATTTAGGAAAGAATATGCTTGGGAATGGCTTGTTATCACTGATGGTGGTAATGGCATACATGTTGTGGGTGAAAATACCTACGAACATATCACAGGTGATGCTGTTGAATTAGCAGATGTCAGCGGCGCAGGTGATACTGTGTTAGCAGTAATTGTAAAGTATGTTGAGCAAGGCACAAATATGATTGACGCTTGTACGTTGGCATTGAAAGGTGCGAGTGCTGTGGTACAACACAGAGGAGTTACTGTTGTACAATTATCAGATATAGAAGATACTGTGGTTTGGACCAATGGTGTGTTTGATATATTACATCAAGGTCATTTAGAACTGCTTAAATTTTCCAAAAGTCAAGGAGATAAATTAATTGTTGGAATTAATTCTGACGAAAGCGTGAAAAGATTAAAAGGTGATGGTCGTCCATTGAACAATACTCTTGTAAGACAGCAACAACTATTAGAACTACCATGGGTAGACAGAGTAGTTGTGTTCAATGAAGATACTCCATTAGAAGCAATTAAAACACATAAACCAGATATCATTGTAAAAGGCGGAGATTACACTGTGGCAACAACTGTGGGAAATGAATTAGCAGATGTAAAAATCTTTCCAACAGTCAAAGGTTTTTCAACATCTAATATAGTAGACAAAGTAAATGAACAAAGAAATAAAAAATAATAAAATTATTATAAAAAATGTTTTATCTGATGAACATTTTAAAAATTTAACAGATATTATCTTGAGTGATAAATTTCCTTGGTTTTATCAAGATCTTGTTGTAGATCCGGAACAATCTAGCACAGAAGAAAAATATCAAATACAATTTGTACACAAATTTCATGAAGTCAGTAATATTGTTACAGGACCAGAACTATGGAATATGTTAATACCTATATTTGCTGTATTACAACCTCACACTTTCTTACGTGTAAAAGCAAATAATATTCCGGGACAAGATAAAATTATAACTCATGGTATGCATTGTGATGTCAGTGTGCCATTAAGTTATACAGCAATTTTCTATTGTAATACAAATAATGGTTATACAGAATTTAAAGATGGAGATAAAATTGTAAGCGAAGCAAACTCAATGGTGATATTTCCAAGTTATATGGAACATACAGGAAGTACTTGTAGTGACGCAAGGTCTAGAGTGAATATCAACATCAATTATGTTACACATCATACTGATCAACTTATAAAAGATATTGCTCCAACAAATTCTGAAGAAATAGTAAAACTATGGAGTCATGTATGAGAATTGTTGTAACAGGATCTGCTGGTTTTATAGGAAAAAATTTAATTAAACATCTAAGAGATCAAAATCATGATGTCACTGAATTTGAATATACTGAAAATAGTTTTCCTGATCCTAGTCTATATGATTGGGTAATACATCTAGGTGCCATTAGTTCTACAACAGAAAGAAATGTAGAGTTAATAATGAATCAAAATTATGAATACAGTTTAAAATTATTACAAATGTGTGATACAATGGGTGTAAATTTTCAATATTCTAGTTCTGCTAGTGTGTATGGAAACACAAACAATTTTATTGAAAATGGTCCAGTATATCCGCAATCACCATATGCTTGGAGCAAGTATCTTTTTGATAGATTTGTTCAACAAGCAATGGGAGAATTTAAAATACTAGTACAAGGTTTTAGATATTTTAATGTGTATGGAAATCATGAAGAACATAAAGGAGACCAAGCATCTCCAGTAACAAAGTTTTCTAAACAAGCAAAAGATACTGGAGTTATTAAAGTATTTGAAAACAGTGAAAAGTTTTTGAGAGATTTTGTGTGTGTAGATGATGTATGTAATGTACATTGTCAAATGCTTGACAAGGATACCAGTGGCATTTTTAATGTAGGCACAGGCACAGCAACATCTTTTCAATCAGTGGCAGAGTCTGTAGCCAAAAAATATAATGCCAAAATAGAAACAATTCCAATGCCACAAGCATTGAAAGGACAATATCAGTCTTACACCTGTGCAGATTTGACAGAATTAAATAAAAATGTTATAATAAAATATAAAACAGTTGAGCAATATCTAAATGATCAATAAAGAAGGAAAAGTAGACAAAGGTTGGGGTTATGAATTAATATGGGCCTCTAATGACAAGTACTGTGGAAAAATAATGGTATTTGAACGCAAAGGCGCAAAATTTTCAATGCACTTTCACAAAACAAAAGATGAATCATGGTTTATTAATGAAGGTAAATTCCTTTTAAGTTGGATAGATACAAAAACAGCAACACTATTGACAAAAGAAATAAAAGAAGGCGAAACTTGGAGAAATTTGCCTTTAATGCCACACCAAGTACAATGCTTAACTGATAGAGGCAGTATCACCGAAGTAAGCACTGCTGACGA